TGGTGCTGCGCCGTGGCGTGCGGGGCTTGGTGTTCGACCCGTGGAATGAGATCGAGCACAGCCGGCCGCGCGACCAGACCGAGACCGAGTACGTAGGCGAGAGCCTGCGGGAGGTCCGCCAGTTCGCGAAAGCCCATCAGGTGCACGTGTGGATCGTGGCGCACCCGGCGAAGCTGCTGAAGGACCCGAAGAGTGGTCAGTACCCGGTGGCAGGTCCTTACGACATCAGCGGTTCGGCGAACTGGCACAACAAGCCCGACGCGATCATCAGCGTGTGGCGCGAGCGTCGGCCGGATGTGCCGACCACGATGGTCGACATCCACGTCCAGAAGGTGCGCAGCAAGTACGTCGGCCGGCTCGGCAAGGTGCAGCTGCAGTGGTGCCGCGTGACTGGCCGCTACAACGATCCTGGCGCGGCACAACGGTACAAGAACAAGGGAATCGAAGAATGACTGCGCCGCTTGTCCCGGCCGAGGTCGACCTGCGGGGCTTCTCCGGCTTCATGTTGGACGTTGACCGTCTGCTGGCCAGTGAGTTGGTCGCGCTCGGCACTCCCGAGGAATGCTGGGCCGCCACGATGCTCTGGTGTCGCGCATGGAAGCAGCAGCCACCCGGGTCGCTGCCCGACGACGACCGGATCCTCGCGGCGTTTTCGGGCACCGGCAAGCGCTGGCCGAAGGTCAAGGCTATGGCCCTGCGCGGCTTCGTCAAGTGCGACGACGGCCGGCTCTATCACCGCGTGCTCTGCGAAGAGGTGAACAAGGCATGGGAGCGGCGATCAGAGTTCCGCGAGACGACGAACAACAAGACCGAACGCCAACGCCGTTGGCGCGAGCGACAGAAGGAACTGAGCGCGCGTCTACGTGACCTTGGCGTGACGCCTCCAGTAGGCGCTTCACTTGAGACGTTGCAGCGTCTTGTAGATGACGCCGAAGCGTCTACACCGTCTACGCAAGCGTCTACGCAAGCGTCTACAGCGGCGTCTACACGAGACGGACGCGAGACGCCTTTGACAGGGACAGGGACAGGGACAAAGAAAGAACAAAAACCTTCCCGGCCTCCGGCCGGCGAGGGTTTGCCCGAGTCCGCCCACGACCCCGGCCGCGAGCTGTGGGCGAACGCCATCGCGATGCTCCGCGATCAGGGCGTCAGCGAGGGCTCGGCGCGCAGCTTCATCGGCCTGCAGTGCCGCACCTGGGACGACGACACCGTGGCCGAAGCGTTCTCGGCCGCCGCAGGGCAGGCGAACGTCAAGGGCTACGTGCTCGCGGTGCTCAAGGGCAAGCCCAAGCGGAGCGAGCAGCCGCAGGGCGTCGAGTTCCGGCATGGGCAGGCAACGATCGGCGGGTTCGTCCCATGACTCGCGCGCGCGTTTTGGGCGATTAGGCCCGAGGTTGTGACGGCTACGCACAGAGGGGAAACATGGCGGATTTCGAGGTGCATGCGGTGGGGACGGCGGAGCGGCTGCGGGCTGTCCATCCGGGCGGTTGCGCACCGCCGGTGATGGTCGGCGAGAGCGAGAGCGCCGAGCTGTCGCGCATGACGGCGCGCGCCCTGCGAGCCGAGGGCAAGCTGGCCGACCTCGGGCGGCTGCTCGACGACTACCGCGAGCGTGGTCACCCGATGCCCACGTACTCGCAGGTGCTGCGCGTGCTGCAGGGGTGACCGCATGCCCGCACTGCGCGACCCGATCCGGCGTGCACGTGCTGACGTGCGCGGGCTGCTGCCTGCGACTCATCCGCTCGACCCCGGCGCATGGGGCGAGGGCGGCGATGTGGGCGCACCTGCAACGCAGCCTCACGGACGAGCAGTGGGAGGCGGTGCGTGCCGCGTGGTCATCCCCTGGCCGCCCTCCGTCAACCGCATCTGGCGGCACCTCGTCATCCGAGGCGCCGGCCGCACGGTGATGAGCAAGGAGGGCCGTGAGTACCGCGCGCGCGTCGCAGCCGAGCTGTCCGGTACGTTCAGAGGGCGCCCACCGCGCTATGCGGAGCCGGTCGCGGTGGTCATCCGCGCCTATCCGCCGGACGAGCGTCGGCGCGACCTGGACAACGTCCTTAAGGCCGCGCTCGACGCGCTGAGCGCTGCTGGCGTGTGGGATGACGACTGCCGCGTGGCGGACCTGCGCATCGTGCGCATGGCGCCGGTGCGCGATGGGCGGCTCGACGTGGCCGTGGAGCCGGTGGCGCGATGAAGCCTGGCCCTCGCATTTACGAAGGCGCTCGCCTGATGGTCCATCCGGCGCCCGACCTGCCGCTGCGTGGTCTTGACCGGCTGCGGCGCATCACGGACGTGTACACGGAACCAAACCAGCGCCGGCAGGGTCATGCGCGCTGGCTCATGTGCAGCGTCTGCGCAGAGGCGGACGCGAGCGGCATCGTCCTGCTGCTGGAGGCGGTGCCGTTCGACGACGGCGCGCTGGACGCCGCAGGGCTGGAACGCTTTTACGAAGGACTCGGCTTTTGCGTTGCGCAGCGCGAGCCGGTGTTGATGATGGCGAGGGGACCGAGATGAGCACCAAAGTAGTGCCCGCTTCTGGCGGCCGGCCGAAACCGCCGCGTGCCGGCATGGGGCGCCCAAAAGGCATCCCGAACAAAGCGACGCGTGATGTCCGCGCCGCGATTGCGCTGATTGCAGAGCGCAATGTCGAGGCGTTTGAAGCGTGGTTGCAAGAGATCGATGATCCTGCGAAGCGTTGTGATGTGTTCCTGCGTGCGATCGAGTACCACATCCCTAAGCTACAGCGCACCGAGCTGACTGGCAAGGACGGCGGCGCAATCGTTGTGCAGGCCAGCTCGGAGGATGGCGCGCTATGACGCCACGCGAGCGCTATGAGGCTTACCGCCGAGCGACCGAACGACAGTTCGGGTTTGCGCATCAAGTGTGGATCGCGGCGTCTTACTACGGCGACGCGCAGCCGCAGCATGTCGCCGCACTGAGAGCGATGCGGGTTGAAGCGCAGGCTGAGGCAGAGCGGCTACTGCGCGAGTATTTGAGTGAGCAGTCGCTCGATTAGCAAAAGGCCTGTTTATGAGCCTGACGCCGAAGCAGAAGGAAGCGATGCGCGTCCTCGCGGGGCCGGCCACGCACATCCTACTGGAGGGCGGCTCGCGCAGCGGCAAGACGTTTCTGTTGACGCGCGCGGTCGTGATGCGCGCCATCAAGGCCGCGAAGTCTCGGCACGCGATCTTTCGCTTCCGATTCAATCACATCAAGTCGTCCATCATCGCGGACACCTTTCCCAAGGTCATGGAGGTGTGTTTCCCTGGTGTCAAGGCCGACATCAATCGGACGGACTGGTTCGCGCAGCTACCGAACGGCTCTCAAATCTGGTTCGGTGGCCTTGACGACAAAGAGCGCACGGAGAAGATTCTCGGCAGCGAGTACGCCTCCATCTACCTCAACGAGGTGAGTCAGATTCCGTTCGCGTCGCGCGACATGGCGCTGTCTCGCTTGGCGCAGAAGGTGACGCAGGAAGTCAGCGGCCAGCAATCGCCGCTGCCGGTGCGGTTCTACTACGACCTCAACCCGACGAACAAGAATCACTGGGCCTATCGGCTGTTCCACGAGAAGCGCGACCCCGAGACCAAGCAGCCGCTTTCCCATCCGGACGACTATCAGTGGTATCGGCTCAATCCCGAGGACAACGCCGACAACCTCTCATCCACGTATCTCGACACGCTGCGCGGCATGTCTCAGCGGCAGCAGAAGCGGTTTTTGCGCGGCGAGTGGGCCGACGCGAATCCCTCTGCGCTGTTCCGCGATGAGGACATCGAGAAGTGGCGCGTGCTTGACGGGCGTGTTCCTGACTTCGTGCGCGTGGTGGTCGCGGTCGATCCGTCGGGCTCCGGCGATGTCGACAACGCCGACAACGACGCGATCGGGATCGTCGTCGCTGCGCTCGGGATCGACGGCAACGCCTACATCCTTGAAGACTGCACCATCAAGGCCGGCCCGGCGACATGGGGGCGTATCGCCGCGTCAGCCTACGACCGGCACGCCGCAGACTGCGTGGTCGGCGAGACGAACTACGGCGGCGACATGGTTCGCCACACGATCCAGACCGCGCGCCCGCGCACGCCGTTCCGCATGGTCACAGCCACGCGCGGCAAGGCCGTGCGCGCAGAGCCGATCAGCGCACTCTACGAGCAAGGCAAGGTGCGCCATGTCGGCCTGTTCCCCGACCTAGAGGACGAGCTGTGTGGCTTCTCGACGGCCGGCTACACCGGCACCGGCTCGCCGAACCGCGCCGATGCGCTGGTGTGGGCGCTGACCGAGCTGTTCCCCGGCATCACGAAGCCGAGGGACGAGCCGAAGAAGGACGAGGCAGACGAATTCGCCGGCATCGGCGCAGGAGGACTCGGATGGATGGCCGGGTGAGGGGCATGGGCCGGGCGCAAGACTGGCCGACGCTCCTGCTGGAACTGCGCGCGCACGGCTTCTCGCAGTACGCCGTTGCCGCCGCGATCAACGTCTCGCGCTCGACCGTCTCTGCCTGGGCCGATGGCACGGAGCCGCGCTTTTCCGAGGGCTTGGCACTCGTGAGACTCCACGCGCATGTCGTGGAGCGCCGCAAGACGCCGCAGCGCTTCGCGGTACGAGTCGCCTAGCCGAAGAATCGGCCAGATCGTCGGCGCGTGCGCGATATCAACGCGCACCATGCCGATTGAATTGCCTGGCCGCGTCCGCGGCGTCAAGGACGCCGACATCCTCGCCGAGGCCCGCAAGCGCTACAAGGCCGGGCGCGACTTCGCCGACGAGAACATCCGCCGCTATCGCGACGCCATGCGCTTCGTTGCGGGCGAGCAGTGGGAACCGCTGCTGAAGCAGGCGCGCGAGGCGCAACGCCGGCCGTGCCTGACGATGGATCGCCTGACGACCCACATCAATCAGGTGGTCAACGATCAGCGCCAGAGCAAGCCGGCGATCAAGACGCACCCCGTAGACGATCGCGCGGATATCGAGACCGCGAAGATCATTAACGGCGTGATCCGCAACATTGAGCACCTCAGCAACGCGCCGATGGTGTACGAGACCGCGAGCTTCACGCAGGTCGCGGGCGGCATGGGCGCGTGGCGCGTCCTGACGCAGTACGTTGACGAGGAGGCGTTTGAACAGGACTTGTGCCTGAAGCGCATTCTCGACCCGACAACGGTCACGTGGGACCCGGACGCGCGCGAGCAGGATGCCTCGGACGGCCGATGGGCATTCATTGAAACCACGGTCAGCAAGGACGCATTCAAGGATCAATACCCGGACGTTGACTGCGACTCGTGGAACGGCACGGACACGCATGGATGGTGGACGCCTGACAGCGTGCGCTGTGCCGAGTACTACCGCGTCGTGATGAAGCCGGCGACGCTGCTGCTGCTGGCCGATGGGTCGGTGATGGACGCGCTGGAGTTCTCCAAATCCGAGCGCTCGCCGGCCGAGGTGGTAGATCAGCGCGAGACGAAGAAGCGCGAAGTGCAGTGGTTCAAGCTGGGGGGCAATGCCGTCCTCGATTCGCGCGTCTGGTCTGGCAAATGGATTCCGCTGGTCCGCGTGGTCGGCAATGAGTTGATGGTCGACGGCAAGCTGATCTACACCGGCCTGACGCAGCGCGCGATGGATGCGCAGCGAATGGTGAACTATCAAACGTCGGTTGTGGTTGAGCTGCTGAGCCTGCAGAAGACCGCGCCCTACATCGGCGCCAAGGGGCAATTCAAAGGCGTCGAAAAGCAGTGGGCGAACGCGAACGTCACGAATGTCGCGTATCTCGAATACGAGCCCGTCACCATTGACGGCAATCTGGCGCCGCCTCCGCAGCGCACGAGTTCGCCGCAGGTGCCGACCGGGAACATTCAGGCGCTACAGCTCGCGCACAGCGACCTGCAATGGATCACCGGGCAGCACGCTGCCAACTTCGGCGCGGCCAGCAACGAAACGAGCGGTCGGGCCATCGTCGCGCGCCAGCAAGAGGGCGACACCGCGACGTATCACTACCTTGACAACCTCTCGCGGTCGATCCTGCACACGGGCCGCATCTTGGTGGACCTCATCCCGAAGATCTACGACACCAAGCGCGTCTTGCGCATCCTCGGCGAGGACGACACCGCCGACATGGCGATTCAAGACCCGGCGCTGCCGGTCGCCATGGCTAAGGTGCAGAAGAACGATGGGTCGATCCAGCGCATCTACAACCTGAACGTCGGCCGCTACGACGTGGCGGTGTCGGTCGGACCGAGCTTCGGCACCAAGCGCATGGAATCGGTCGAGGCCATGACGCAGCTGCTGCAAGGCAATCCGCAGTTGTGGCAGGCCATCGGCGACCTGTATCTGCGCAATCAGGACTGGCCGGGCGCACAAGAGATGGCCGACCGCCTCAAGAAGATGGTGCCGCCCGAGCTGCAGGCGACGGAAGACGGCGCGGCCGATCCGCAGGCGCAGGCGGCGGAGATGCAGGCTGCGATGCAGCAGGCGCAGCAGATGATCGCCGAGCGCGAGGCCGCCTTGCAGGACGCCGCGCAGCAGATGCAGGCGCTGCAAGGCCAGATTCAGCAGTTGCAGAACGATGCGCTGCGCCGTGAGGCTGACGTGCAGACCAAGACGGAGGCCGAGCGCATCAAGGCCGAGGCCGCCGTCGCAGTGGCCGCCATCGAAGCGCAGCGGGCAGAGGTCGCCGCCGGCGCCAGCAAGGCCGACGGAGAGATTGCCGAGATTCGCCAGCTCATCACGCACCTGGCGATGCAGATGCGCGTCCCGATGCCGGTCAGCGAGGATGAGGGCAGCGAGGACGAGGGACCAGAGCCGGAGGAAGTGCTGCTGACGCAGGTCGTGCAAGGCCAACAGCAACTGGCGATCGGCCAGCAGCAGACCGCTGAAGCGCTCGCCATGCTCGCCGATGCGGTGCAGCGCCCGAAGGCGATCACGATTCAGCGCACGGCGGACGGGTTTCAGGCCGTGAGCATGCCGGCCGGAGGCGCGAATGGCTGACAACTTCGTCGCTAACCCCGGCGCGGGTGGCGACACCTTCGCGGCCGATGAAATCGGCCTCATCAAGTACCCGCGCAGCAAGATTGTCATCGGCGCCGACGGCGTCAACGACGGCGATGTCAGCGCGGCGAATCCGATGCCGGTCACTGCCGGCGCACTGCCGCTGCCTGCGGGCGCGGCCACCGAGGCGACGCTCGCCGCGGTCAACACCAAGACGCCTGCGCTCGGTCAGGCGGCGATGGCCGCGAGCCGGCCGGTCGTCATTGCGAGCGACCAGTCGGCCGTGCCGGTCGCAGGCGCCCTCCTGACGACACTTGTCGGCACGGTGCAGACGCACGATGCGGCCGCGCCGGCCACGCCGAGCGGGCAGTTGATGCTTGCGGTGCGTCAGGATGCGGATGTGTCGCCCGTCGGCGCCAATGGCGACTTCAGCTATCTGTGCATTAACGAAGTCGGCCGGCTCAAGACGGCGGGCGCGCCTGCGCAATATGCGCCGGTCACGGGCGCGATCACCGCCGCCGCGCAGTCGGTGGCGGCCGATGTGACGCAGGCCAGCAACGTGATGGTCTACGTGACCGGCACGTTCGCCGGCCACAACTGCACGTTCGAGGGCTCGATTGACGGCGGCACGAGCTGGTTCGGCGTGCAGGCGGTTCGCAGCAACGCGAACACGATCGAGACCACGACCGGTGCTCTCGGGGCGGCACCGGCATATGCGTGGGAATGCAGCGTCAACGCGCTGACCAACTTCCGCGTCCGGTGCACCGCGCACACGAGCGGCACCGCGAACTGGCGGATCACGCTGGGCAGCTACGCGACCGAGCCGATTCCTGCGGCACAGGTCAGCGGCACGCAACCGGTGTCCGGCACCGTAACCGCGAACATCGGCACCGGCACCAACGCGATTGGCGATGTGGGCTTGCAGGCGCGCGCGAACGCGACGGGCGCGGCGTCGATAACCAACATCGTCGCGGCGGCCAGCACGAACGCAACAAGCATCAAGGCGTCGGCCGGGCGCGTGCTCGGCTGGACGTTCGTGAACAACGCGACCGCCGTGCGCTACGTGAAGCTGCACAACACGGCCGCGGCGCCGACTGCCGGTGCGGGCGTCGTGGCGACCATCCCGGTGCCGCCGAATGGTGGTGTCGCCAGCCTGGCGATTGCGCAGGGCGTCGGCTTTAGCGCCGGCATCGGCCTGACGATCGTCGCCGGCGCCGCGGCCACAGACGCCACCGCCGTCGCCGCGAACGACGTGGTCGGCACGCTGGTGTGGGCGTGACGTGTGGGTCCATCTTGTCCCGCTCGGGCTGATTGACGGCGCGAGTCCGGGGAACGCGCCGCCGCCCCCCCCGCCGCCGCAAGAGAACGTCGCCGGATTCCTCTCGCCAGAGGAATTCAAGCGGCTGCGCAAGCGCACGGAAGACGAACAGCGCGCGCAGTCCGACGTTGCGACTGCTGCCCTCGCCGCACGCGATGCCGCGCCTATTGCGCCATCGGATGCGGCGCTCATCCCGACCGCACAGCAGATTGACGCGCTCAGTCGGTCCACACAAGGCGCTGTCATTGCCGTCGCGGCCTTCATTCAAGCCCAAGAGCAAGCCGCCGCGCAGGCGGTTGAGCGGGCGCTCGACGACGACGACATGCAAGCCCTCGCCCTGATTCTCACCATCGCTGAGTAATTGGCCGAAATATCGGCCTAGATGCGCGTTCGCGATCCATATGTTCGCCGCACCCGTACCGGTGCGGTTACATCGGGCGATTGCGACACGCAATGACCACAGAAACCACGCAAGCCGCGTCCCCGCAGGACACCTCCGCTGAGTCGGCATCAGCAGCGCAGGCCGAAGCGCCCAAAGAAACGGCCGGGCAAGTAGAGCAGCCCGAAGCGCCCAAGGCAGAGGACGGCGACAAGCCGAATCCAACGCCGAAGGGGGTGCAAAAGCGGTTGGATGAGTTGCGCCGCCAAGCAGGCGATGCGCAGCGGATGAACGAGCGGCTACTCGCCTTGATGGAAAAGACCCTCACGCGAGGGGAAGTTCCGAAGGTCGAGGTTAGCGGTCCACCGAAGCGCGAGGACTTCGAGAGCTACGAGGCGTATCTGGAAGCCAAGGCTGACTTCCGCATCGCTGAACAGCTCAAGAACCTCGAATCCAAGGTGGAACAGGTGCGGCAGCAGGAAGCCGTACTGCGACGGGAACAGACGTGGGAGCAGCGGCAGCAGCAGGCCGCCAAGAAGTACGAGGACTTCGCGGATGTCGCGCTGGCTGACGACCTGGCAATCACGCCGGTCATGGCCGAGGCGATGAAGGACTCGGACCTTGGCCCGGATGTCGCTTACTACCTCGGCAAGAACCCCGACGAGGCCGAACGTATCGCCAAGCTCAACCCCGCAGCTCAGGTGCGCGAGATCGGAAAGATCGAAGCGCGATTGGAGTTGAAGCCCACAAAGCAGCCGTCGAAAGCGCCGCCGCCGATTGAGCCGCTGGGCGGAGGCAAAGGCGGCAGCGAGCCGGACCTGTCTCGTATGTCCCAAGCGGAATACGAGGCGCACCGGAAGAAGTGGGCTTCGCGGTTCTGACCTGCGGATAGGACATGGCTACCAACACCCTTGCAGTTACCAGCGTTGTCGCTAAAGAGTGCCTGGCGATCCTCAAGAACATGCTCACCTTCTCGAAGGGCGTGAATCGCTCTTACGAGGCTGAGTACAACAGCAACATGGCGCGCGGCTACGAGACCGGCGCGACCATCAACATCCGCCGCCCGCCGCGCTTCACCTACCGTACCGGCCGCGTGGCGTCGCCGCAGAACACCGTGTTCTCGACTGTGCCGCTGACGCTGGCGCAAGGCGGCGCGGACATGCAGTTCTCGTCGTTCGAGCGCACGCTGAGCATCAGCAACCCGAACATCCAGAAGGTGCTGCAAGCCGGCGTCGCCACCATCGCGAACCGGATCGACCTTGACGGCCTCGCGCTGGCGCGTACTGCGGTGGCGAATCAGGTGTCGGTGAACAGCACGACCCTTGTGCAGCCGGCGACGCAGGCCGAAGCCTTGGCGCTGGCGACCGGCGCCGGCCGCGTCCTGGACGACAACGCCGCGCCGCGCGACGGCAACCGGCAGCTTGTGCTGTCGCCGGGCCTGAACGCGGCGATGGTGCAGGGTCTCGCGGGCCTGTTCAATCAGGCCAGCGCGATCGGTAAGCAGTATGGCGTCGGCATGATGGTCGATTCGCTCGGCTTCAACGTCGGCATGGACCAGAACACCGCGCGTCACACGAACGGCGCGGCGGTGGCGTCCAACATCAACGGCGCGGGCCAGACCGGCTCCACCATCACCGTTGTCGCGACCACGGGCGGCACGTTGACGGCCGGCACCATCATCACGCTGCCCGGCGTGTTCGATGTCAACCCGCAGTCGCGCCAGAGCACCGGCCGGCTGAAGCAGTTTGTCGTCACCGCCGATGCGGCGCTGGGCGCGACCTCGATCAACATCAGCCCGGCCATCGTGACCACGGGCGCGTTCCAGAACGCCTCGGCGTCGCCGACCACGGGGCAGCCGTTCGTGATTGTCGGCAACGCCTCGGTCGGCTACGACACGTCGGTTGCCTTCCACCGCGACGCCTTCACCCTGGCGATGGTGCCGCTGCAGACCCCGCCCGCCGGCACCGGCATCAATGCCGCGACCGCTTCGGACGACGGCTTCACGGTGCGCGTGATCGACTACTACGACGGGACCAATGACCTGTCGAACATCCGTCTTGACGTGCTGTATGGCTGGGCCGCCACCTACCCGGAGCTGGCCTGCCGGATCGGCACCACGGGCTAACGCAGCCTCCCTTGGTGGTTGAGACTCGGGGCGGCTTCGTGCCGCCCCTTTTTTTGAGGGGATGACATGGCTGCAACCCGCACGGTCCGCGATCTGCTGACGCGATCGATGCGCGTGGCGCAGATTCTCGGCGCGGGCGATCCGATGGACGCCAACGACGCCGACGACGCGCTGCTGTCCGTCAATCAGATGCTCGACGCGTGGCAGGCAGAGCGCCTGTACTGCTATGCCATTCAAGAGGTCACGCACGCGCTGACCGCGGGCATCGGCACGTACACCATCGGGCCTGCCGGGACCATTGCGATTGCCGTGCGGCCGGTCAGAGTCGAATACGCGTTCACGCGCGACGCGACGGGCTTTGACCGCCTGTGCGAGGTCGTTCCGTGGGAGCAGTGGTCCGCGATCGCCATCAAGGGCCTCGGGAACGACTACCCGTCGGCGCTGTACTACCAGCCGGCGTATCCGCTCGGTTCGATCAACCTGTGGCAGGAACCGCTCGCGGATTTGACGCTGCATCTTGGCGTGTGGACGCAGCTGAGCGAGTTTGCGTCGCTCGATGCAGTGCCGGCGCTTCCGCCCGGCTATGAGGACGCGATTGTGTTCTCGCTGGCCGAACGGCTCTGCCCGGAATACGGCAAGGAGCCGTACGCAGCGCTGGTCAAGATGGCGCAGCAGGCGCGCGCGAACATCCAACAGAACAACCTGGGATCGCCTTCGATCGGGTGCGAGTTTCAGTCGGTCGATTACCGGTCGGGCCTCGTGCCGGCGTGGGTCTATCGCTCGGGGCTTTTCTGATGCGCGTCCCGTTTCGGGGCTTCGTCGGGCCCGCCTACAAGGCCGCAAGCTGGAAAGCGTCGGCGCAGCGTTGCGTGAACCTGTATGCCGAGAGCGATCCCGAGAAAGGCATGGTGCTGTATGGCACGCCGGGGCATTCTCAGATCGCTACGGTGGGCGCTGCGCCTGTTCTGGCGGCTGAGACGACGCCAAGCGGCCTGTTCATCGTCACCGCAGACGGCGCGTACTTCGCGACCGGGTATCAGAACGGCGCGCTGACCGGACTGACGACGCTGGCCTCGGTCGGCTCGGCCTACGCGGTGATCGCGCAGGGCGGCGATCAAGTGATGTTCGTCAACGGCAATCAAGGCTTCGCCTACAACCGCACGACGGGCGTCTTCAGCACGATCACTGACGCTGCGTTCCCGGCGAATCCGGTGTCGTGCGCGTTCCTTGATGGCTTCTTCATCGTGCACGGCCCGGATTCGGACGTGTTTCAGTGGTCCGATCCGTTCAATCCGCTGGTGTGGCCGGCGCTTGATTTCGCCTCTGCCGAGAACCTGAACGACAAGCTGCAGCGGGCGATCACGCTTGAGCGCGAGTTGTACCTGATCGGCGCGCAATCGACGGAGATTTGGGCGTCTACCGGCGGCACGGATGTCTTTGACCGCATCGCCGGGACATACATCCCGTATGGCACCGTCGCGCCGCTGTCGGCGGCGACGCTCGGCGGGTCGCTGATGTGGCTAGCACAGGACGCCAATGGCGGTGCGCTGGTGATGCAAGCGCGCGGCCTGCAGGCGTCGCGCATCAGCACGCACGCACTAGAGCGAGAGATCGCCGGCTACTTGGCGATCGAGGGCGCGTGGGCGTTCGGCTATCAGCAGCGCGGGCACTTGTTTTATGTGCTGACGTTCCCGACCGCCGGTCGGACATGGGTCTATGACTTATCGACCCAGCTATGGGCGGAGCGCAGTTCGCAGGTGCCCGACCCGACGCAGCTTGACCAGTTGGCGCCCATCTCGCGCGTGCCTTCGTACTGGCGCCCACGGTGCCATGCGTACTTCGCTGGCGTCAACATCGTCGGCGACTCGCGCGGCCCGAGCCTGTCGCTGCTGTCGGAGGACGTGTACAGCGAGAACGGCGTAGACATCATCCGCGTGCGCGCGACACCGCATCTTGTCGATCGAGACGAAGAGCGGTCGATCAGCGCGCTGGAAATCACGTTTCAGCCAGGCGTCGGCAATGGCAGCGGCGTCGGGCCATCGGATAACCCGGTCGCTATGCTGAGGATGAGCCGCGACGGTGGACAGACCTTCGGCCCGCAGCGAAGCGTTGCCATCGGTCGGCAAGGCGACTATCTCACGCGCGCCCTGTTCAATCGCTTGGGCCGTTCGCGCGACTTCGTTGCCGAGGTCAGCATCAGCGCGCAGGTGCCGATCGCAATCGGCGGCGCGTTTATCGACGTGAGCCGATGAATCCGCGCATTCCACAGATTGATACACCGTTTGTAACGGACGACGGATCGCCAAACGCAACTTGGTTTCGATACTTTCTAGAGCTGCAAAAGTCGATCCCTGCGGGCGGCATCCCGGACGCCCCGCAGGACGGCACGACCTATGGCCGCAGGGACGGCGCGTGGACGCAGGTGGGCGGCGCGCGAGTCGACCTCGGCTACACGCCAGCGGCGACACAAGGCACCGTCACGAATTCAGCGGGCGACGATGCGGTGCTCCCTCGATTCACGGAAGCCGCGGCTGGCCTCGTGCCCGCGCCGATCACGCCCGGCACGACGCGATTCCTGCGCGAGGATGGAACGTGGCAGGCCGTAGGTGGAGGCGGCGGCGTTCAGGTCGACGTGTTCACTGCGAACGGCACATGGAACAAGCCCGTGGGCGCGCAGCTCGTCCGCGCGATCTGCGTCGGTGGTGGCGGAGGCGGAGGCAGTGGCGGCCACTTGCCGGGGGGGCCCAGCGCAGGCGCCGGAGGCGGTGGAAGTGGCGGCGGCGGTGCGCTCCGGGACTGGACGATGGATGCCGTGACCGTCCCTAGCTCGGTCGCGATTACTGTCGGCGCCGGGGGCACGGGCGGCGCGCGAGCCAATACGCTGGTCGGGAACCCTGGCACTGCGGGCGGCGCTTCGTCGTTCGGGTCGCTCTTGATCGCGTATGGCGGTGGCGCAGGAGGCGCCGGTCAAAACACGACCGTAGGCGGTGGAGGGGGGGGCGGCCTGCTCGGCGCCGGTCAGAATGGAACGGTAGGGAACAACGGCGTCGGCGGTCTGGGGGGAGGCGGCAACGCCGGGGAAACGAACCCGACGATGGTTGTGGGGGGCGGGAGCGGCGGATGGCGCGGAGCGCCGGATGTGTCTGGCGGCTCGTCCGCGCCAGCGCTATTCGGCCCTCAGGGAGGCGGCAGCGGCGGCGCCGGCCGGCCCATTGCGTCCATGAATGCGGGCGGCGCGGCCTACGAGTTCGGCAAGAACACGCCGACCGTCGCGGGCGGCACATCAACTGGCGGCAGTGTTCCGATCACGAATGGGGCTTCTGTGGCCGGGATCGCGCCGTCTCTGTGCGGCGCGGGCGGCGGCGGCGGCGGCGGCGGCCAACTGAGCGGTACCGGCCTTGACAACGCTGGCGATGGCGGCGCTGGACAGCAGCCGGGCGGTGGCGGTGGCGGTGGCGGCGGCGTCGGCGGCAACTTCGGCGGGTTCTCCGGCGCCGGTGGCAACGGCGGCGACGGCATCGTGGTCGTCATGAGCTATTCCTAACAGTCTATCTGTCGGCGGCAGGCGATAGCTTCCGCCTAAAATGCGCGCCAGCCGCTCGCCCCGCGGCTAGCTGAGTGACCGGAGCTCGCCAGCGGCTCGTGCTTGTAGGAGAAGCGCGATGTCCGCTGTCGCAGAGCCCGAGGTTCAAGCACCGCCGATTCCGCTCGCCATGAGGCCACGAGTGTCTAGCCGATAAATCGGCCTTCTCTGCCCGTGCGGCGCGCGACATTCGGCGCATGCACGCGGTTGCAGAGCCTCCCCTAGCCGACGATTCCGTGCCGACGCTTGAGCAGGTGCGGCGCTTGGAATCCGAGATGAAGGCGTTGCCGCCCGCCATGTTGGCGGATATCGACGCCTTGACTCGGCACAACTTCGCGCCGGGCGTCTATGCGCGCGAGATGTTCCTGCCGGCCGGGATGTGCGTTGTCGGAAAGATGCACGCGCGCGAGCACTTCATGGTCATGTTTGGCGATGCATCCGTCTGGACGGACGAGGGCGTCAAGCGCCTGCAGGGCTTCCATCTGATCCGCACGATGCCGGGCACAAAGCGCGTTGGCTACGCGCACGCCGACACGATCTTCGTCACCTTCCATCACAACCCGACCGATACGCAAGACCTTGAGGTGATCGAGGCCGAGCACATCGTGCCGCAGGCGCTTGAGTGCGAGCGCGCGAAGGAGTTGATCCAATGACCTGGGGCGCAGTAGCGGGGGCCGCAATCGGCGTGGTCGGCGGTGCGCTGTCGTCAAGCTCTGCGGCGAAGAAGCAGCAGCAAGCCGCGAACGAGGCGAACCGCATTCAGTGGGAGATGTTCCAGCAGCAGCGCGCGGACCACGCGCCGTGGCGTGAAGCCGGACAGCGCGCGCTCGGCGGTCTTGAAGAATTCATGCGCGGCGACGGCGGCCGTCGCTTCACGATGGCCGACTACGAAGCCGACCCCGGCTACGCGTTTCGCTTGCGCGAGGGCGAGAGCGCCATCAACCGCAACGCGCTAGCGCGCGGCCGCTTCAACTCCGGGTCCGTGCTGAAAGCCTTGCAGGGCTACAACAGCGACCTTGCATCGCAAGAGTTCGGCAACGCGTTCAACCGTTGGCAGTCGCAAAACGACACGAAATTTAACCGGCTCGGCGCGATTGCCGGCATCGGCCAGACCGCGACCAATCAGACGCAGGCTGCGAGCATCAACGCCGGCAATGCGATGGCTGGCAATGTCATCGGCGTCGGCAATGCGGCCGCCGCAGGCCGCATCGGCGTCGGCAACGCGATCATGGGCGGCATCGGGCAGGGCATCAACTGGTGGCAGTCGCAGCGCGCCATGAACGCCCTGCGCCAGCCGGGGGCCGGCAGCGGTTACGGCGGATGGGGCGGCAGCTATGTGCCGCCCGCCGCGGGCGATGACGGGAGCTGAGCGTGGCGCAGATTGACGCCTCGATTCCGCTCGCGGTTCGTCTGCCGCAGATCCGCGACCCGATGGAGGTCTACGGCAACGCGCTGGCGCTGCAAAGCGCGCAGCAGCGCAACGCGCTGGTTGCGCGGCAGATGCAGGCTGACGAGGAAGCGCGCGCCTCTGCGATGGCGGATGAAGCCGCGATGCGTGAATACCTGCGGATGGGCGGTGGTGAGCGCAACCTGAACGCGCTTGCCAATCGTCCGCGCGCCTTCGCGGCCGAGCAGAAACGCATCATCGATGCAGAAAAAGAGCGGGCCGAGACCGACAGCAAGCGCGCCACCACGCGTAAGACCGACAGCGAGACGCGCATCAAGCAAGCCGAGCGTGCGGCGCAGATGCTGCGCAGTGCGAACGATCAGGCCACATGGACGCTTGTGCGGGACGCGATCGGCCGCGAAGCGGGCCCGGATGTCTTGGCGAACATCCCGCAGCAGTTCAACCGGCAGATGCGCGACGCGATGCTGCAAGCGACGCTCACTGAGGCAGAGCGCTTGCGCGACGAAACCACGCGCCGCAGTCAGGACATGACGGATGCGCGCACCCGCTCGGAAGGTGCGGCCAATCGCGCTGTGACGATTCGCGGGCAGGACAAGTTGGACGCGCGGGCGCGCGAGGAGGGCGCACTTAATCGCGCCGCGCAGGCCGGGAAGGTCAACGAAAAGCCGCCGACCGAAGGGCAAGCAAAGGCGGTTTTGTTTGGCTCTCGCATGACCGAGGCCGATAAGGTGATCCGCGACTTGAGCGGTCGCGGCGTCATGACGGGAAGCCTTATCAAGCAAGGCGTCGAGAGCATCCCACTCATCGGCGGCGGTCTTGGCATGGTGGCAAATACGACCGTGGCAAGCGCGGATCAGCAGCAAGTCGAGCAGGCGCAACGCGACTTTATCAATGCAGTGCTTCGCCGCGAGTCGGGCGCGGTTATCGCAGACAGCGAGTTTGCAAACGCTCGGCAGCAATACTTCCCGCAGCCTGGCGACTCGCCGGCCGTCATCGCGCAGAAGGCGCGCAACCGGCAAACCGCAATCGAGGGGATGAAGGTCGAGGCCGGCCAACACTGGCGCGATGTCAGTGGGACGACGCAAGGGACGCGACCGATGCCGAGATCGTCGGAGGCGCCGCCTGCGCCGCAGGGCAGCGGCTTCCGTCTGCTCGGGGTTGAGTAATGGCAACGCAGGTGTATCGCCTGCAAGGCCCGGACGGCAAGGTCTATCGCATCGAGGGGCCAGCCGGGGCGAGCGCTGCCGACATCGAGGCGTTCGCCGCGCAGGCCATTCCGAAGTTCAGCGCGCCGCGCGAAGAGCCGCCCACTGACGCCGCGACAGCAAACCTTGACCCGCGCGACTATCAGGCGCAGCGACGCCCGGCGCCGGCAACGGGTGTCCTCGGCAAGCTGCGCGAGGTGTATCGCGTCGGCCCGCTGGGGGGCGTGGTCCGCGGCGCACAAGACTTGATTGACGCGGGCGCGCAGCTCGCCGTGCGCGGCGGCCGTGCGGTCGGCTTGGCCGATGACGCCGAAGTCAAGCGCGTTGACGACGCTGTGCGCCAGTCCAATGCGCAATACCTGTACGACACCGGCCGGCAGGCGGGCGATGTTGATGTCGCCCGCATCGGCGGCAACGTCGCGGCGACCACGGCGTTGCTCCCGGCGCGCTTGTTGCGCGGCGCCACGGCGGGACAGCGCGCGCTCAGCGGCGCGGCCATCGGTGCAGCGGGCGGCGCGTTGCAGCCCGTGACCGAAGGCGACTTCGCGGCCGAAAAGGCAAAGCAGATCGGCATGGGCGCGGTGGCGGGCGGCATCGCGTCGCCGGCAATCGAGGGCTTGGTGCGCGTGGCCGTGCCGGTGGTCAACACGGCGGCGAGTCTCATTCGCCGCGCGGGCTCGGCACTTCGCCCGCAGCAGTACGACAACCTCGTCGCGCAGGCGCTTGAAGCGAACGGCATCAAGTGGTCCGACCTTGGCAAGCAAGCGCAGGACGCGATCCGGCAAGACGTTGTGCGCGCATTGCAAGCGGGCGGTCAAGCCGATGCAGAGGCGATTCGTCGCCTGGCAGACATTCGCGCGGTGGGTGCGACGCCGACGCGCGGCGCGGTATCGCTTGATCCGGTGCAAATCACCGCAGAGCGCAACCTTGCGAAGGCCGGCGCCAACAGCACAGATGAATCGCTGCAACGCCTGGCGCAGGTGGAGGCCGAGAACAATCGTGCGCTGATCGGCCGACTCAACGCGCTGCAAGGCGGCAGTCCCGCGGACGAGTTCTCTACGGGCGCGCTGACCATCCGCGCACTGCAAGGCCGAGACGCGCAGGCGCAGAACACGGTGCGCGATCTGTACCGGCGCGCCGAAGACATGAACGCGGGCGCGATCACGCTCGACGGAACGCAGTTCGTCAACGTCGCGTCGCGCGCACTTGACGAGTCGCGTCGAGGCGCTTTCCTGCCCGGCCAAGTGCGCACGGTGATGCAGGAGATCGCCGAGCGGCAGCAGCGCGGCGTCCGGATGACGCTCAACGATGTTGAGCAGCTACGCACGATTCTGGCCGCCGAGGCACGAAAAGCTGCGCGCAGTGGCGACGGCAATGCGCAGGCAGCCATCAGTGTGGTCCGCGACGCCTTGGAAGGCACGCCGACCGACTCGCTGCGCGGGGAGGCGGCGAACGCGGCGTTCAACCGCGCGCGCGCTGCGCACCGGGCGCGGATGCAGATGCGGGAGGAATCGCCCGCGCTGGCGGCGGCGCTCGACGGCGCCGAGCCGGATCAGTTCGTCCGCAAGTTCATCACCGGGCAGGGCGCGTCGGTCGCGGATGTCAACGCGCTGCGTCGGTCGCTCGCCGGCAACCCGGAGGCCATGGATGCGGTGCGCGGCCAGATCATCAATCACCTGAAGAGCCGCGCGACCGGCGGCGCGGCGGACGAGGTGGCGACGATCTCTCAGAAGCGACTGAACGACGCGATCAACGCGATTGGTGATCGCAAGCTCGCCGCGTTCTTCTCGCCCGAGGAGGTTGCGCAGATTCGGCAAGTGGGCCGAGTGGCGAGCTACCTGCAAGTGCAGCCGAAGGGTTCTGCGGTCAACAACAGCAACACCGCATCGGCTGCGCTCGGCGTCTTAGACCGCATCGTGGCGCGCGTGCCGTTCGGCGATGCGGCCATCCGAACGCCAATCCAGAACTTCACGCAGCAGCGTGAAGCGCGCAACGCGCTACTTCAGACGCTCCCGGTGACGGGCGATGACTTCATCGATGACGCGGCGCGTAGTCGCATCGTCCGGCTCGTCGCGCCGCTCGGCGGAGCGCTTGGCGTGGCGGGCGCGCAGTAACTCCAAAACGATCATGACCACGGGAATGAGCACGATCGTCCAAAACTGCTGTTCGGTCATGGCGGTCACCTAGGGGCAGGAAATGGCAAATGTAGCGCCTCCGGGCCTGACGCAGATTTTTGACAGCAACGGCAACCCCGCGGCCGGGTTTCTGCTCTACACGTATGACGCCGGCACCAGCACGCCGCGCACGACGTGGAGCAATTCTGCCGAGACGGTGGCAAACGCCAATCCGGTGGTTCTGGACGCCTCGGGCCGGGCTCAAATCTTCTGGCGCGGGAATTATCGCGTCGAGCTGCGCACGCCGGCCAATGCGGTTGTGTGGTCACAAGACAATTTCAACGTGCCCGACCCGAGCGCGGCCACGTCGATTGTCTTCGCGAACGGCGCCGTCAGCACGCCGTCCGTGCGCTTCGCTCAGGCGACCTCCAGCGGCCTGTTCTCTCCGGCTGCAAACGTCGTCGCGATGTCGGTCAACGGCGTCGAGACGATGCGGTGGGCATCGGGCAACGTCGGCATCGGCGGCGTGCCGACGCAGCGACTCGATGTGTTCGGCACTGCGCGAGTTCAAGGCACACTGACGGTCACAACGGGCGGCGTCACGGTGACGGCAGGCGGCGTGACCGTGACTGCGGGCGGACTGACGGTGTCTGCCGGCGGCGCGGCCATCACTGGCAACAGTACGGTGACCGGCAATCTGACGGTGGCCTCGGGCGTGTTCGCCTCGCGCGGGTTCGCTGACAACGCGACGGCCGCGGCGTGGAATATCGACAGCGCGGGCAGGCTGCGGAACAACGGCAGCACGCAGATCAGCTTCGCGGCGCGGCGCATCACGTCCAATCAATCGACGGCCGGTGCAGTGGTGTTTCAGGACGTGTCCTTTGCCGGCGGCCACAACGTGGGCAGCGGGTACGACGTGGGCACCGGTGTTTTCACGGTGCCGACCGGCCAACAAGGCGTCTATCACTTCTGCGCCAACGTGGTGATCGACAACACCAGCGGCGGCGACGCGAACCCCGGCTGCTACCTGCGCGTCAACGGCTCTGACATCGGCGCGAACTACGCGATCCGCACGGGCGTCGGCACCGCGTACCCGTTCAATGTGTACCTGAATCTGGCGGCCGGCGACACCGTGCGCGTGCAATACAACGCCTCGATTGCGTCGGCGGTGCTGATCGGCTCAACCTTCTCGGGCAGGCAAGTCGGATGAACGATCTATCGAAATCCAGCGTTCTTGACGCGATCTTGCGTCGCAAACGGCCCGAGCCGGCGAAGAAGGACGAGGAGCCACAGAACGCGCTCAAGACGATGCGTAATCAGGTGTACGGCGGCGACACCTCGCGCGCTGCGTATCGCGAGTACGTCATCGAAACGCAGACCAGCGGGCAGGCGCCGATGTCGTTCGAGGAGTTTCGCAAGTCGCGCACCAGAAACGCGCTGAAGGCCGATTAATGACCGATATGGGTGTTGCAGAAGTCTTGCGCAAGTACGCCGAAGCGTTCGGCCTGCTGGGCGCACTGATCGGCCTGTCCTTCATCGAGCGGCTGACGATCGTGGCCGCCGTCCTGGCCGTCATGGCCGGCTTCGCGTTCGCGCTGGTCGGCGCGCCGATCGTCACGCACTACGTCGCGCCGCCGCCAGCCATCCGCGATCACGTCACCGCCGGCGCCGCGCTGGTGCTCGGCATCTGCGGGTTCGTCATCGCCGGCGCCATCCATGCGAGCGCGCGGCAGTTCAAGGACTGGCTGCCCGAGTTCATCCGAAAGCTGATCGAGCGGAGGGCGAGCTGATGCAGACGTTCCTGATGCTGATCTACGGCGCGGCGTGCACGGCGATCGGCTGGGCCGGCCTGCGGGCGCTGTACCGCATGTCGCCGCGCACACCTCACGTGCGGCGCGCGGCCTTCCTCCTGATGACGCTCGGCGCAGCCTGCGGCTACATCGAGGCACTGCGCGGGCTGCCACCGCAGGCCTCGGCGCTGTTCATCGTGGTCGGCGCCGGCCTGCTGCTTCTCGTCGGCGCACGCGGCGGCGGCACGCGCCAGCGCTCCAGCCGTTCTCCGCTGCCACCGCCCACCCTGCGCGACAGCGCCTTCCACCGATAGGACCCGACACCATGCGTTCACTTGCCCGCGGCTTCACCCTGATCGAACTGATGATCGTCGTCGCGATCGTCGCCATCCTGGCGGCTATCGCGGTCCCGCAGTACCAGAACTACACGGTGCGCGCGCGCGTGACCGAAGGGCTGAGCCTGGCCAGCGCCGCGAAGGCGGCGGTCGCCGAGACGTTCCAGTCGCAGAACGCCTTTCCGACCTCGAATGCGGACGCCGGGCTGCCGGCCACGATCAGCGGGCCCGATGTCGCCTCGGTCGAGGTCGGCGCGGCCGGCGTCATCACGATCACCTTCGCCACAGCACGCGTGCCGGGCGGCGGATCGGTGCTGTTGACGCCGACGAGCACGGCCGGCTCGATCACCTGGGTCTGCGGTGGCGGCTCGCTGGTCAACGCCTACCGGCCGGCGACGTGCCGCTGATTCGCTTCGTCCTGGCGGCGGTGCTGTGCGGCGGTTACATGCTGGCCGCGCAGGACGCGCAGCCGTGGTTCATCTCGATCTGCGTGGCGGCGCTCGTCGGCTCGATGCTGCTGCCGGCAGACGACGAGCGCGAGTGGTAGGGCGCGGCCGATGCAGCGGACGGTGCGGCTGATCCGCGCGGCGCTCGATGACGACGCGCAGGGCACCTTCGGCGGCCTGTTCCTCGACGGCGCGTTGCTCGGCCACACGATCGAACTGCCGTGGCGCGAGAACGCGCGGCAGGTCTCGTGCATCCCGACCGGCACCTATCGCGTCCGCTGGTCGCGCTCGCCGCGCCTGCGCCGGTTCACCTACGAGATCCTGGACGTGCCCGGACGCGATGGTATCCGCGTGCACGAGGGCAACTTTGCGGGCGACAAGGCGGCCGGCTTCGATTCGCACTCGCTCGGCTGCCCGCTGGTCGGCCAGCGCGCCGGCCACCTGAAGAACCGCGCCGGCCAGTGGCAGCGCGCGGTGCTGCTGTCGGCCGTCACCTTGCGGCGCATCGAGGATCGCCTCGACCGCCGCGACTTCGTGCTTGAGGTGTCCCATGCCCATCCTTGAAATCGCGTCGGCCGTGCTCGGCATCGGCGGCGGTCTGGTGCAGCGCTGGCTTCAGGCGCGCGAGACGCGCGAGAAAGCCGAGTTCGATCTGAAGGCGCAGCAGGCGCGCCAGTCGTTCGACCTGGCGATGCGCGACAAGGACCATCAGTACATGCTGGCCGAGGCGGCGAACGCGATTGCGCTGGCCGAAGTGAACGCGGCCAAGGAGCGCGACGTGGCCGGCTACCAGGCGCTGACCGCGAGCTACGCGGCCGATCGCGCGACCTACTCGTCCGAGCGCGAGCTGAGCGGCGGGCAGCTCTGGCTGCTCGTGCTCGTGGACTTCGCGCGCGGCATTACGCGGCCCGGCCTGTCCTGGCTGCTGGTGGCGTTCCTCGGCTGGCTGCTGTGGTCGCTGCCAGCCGCATCGGATGAACTGCAGACGGTGATTGATTCGGTGCGCGCGCTGGCGAGCACGGCCGTCGGTTGGTGGTTCGCGTCGCGGCAGTCGACCGGGCCGGGCGGCAAGCGGGGTGCGTAAGTGGCGAAGATGGTCACGCCCGGCGACGAGGTCGACATGCTGCGGCTTGGCGACCTGTGCACGGCGGCGGCTGAGCAGCTAGTCGGCGCCGCTGCCGATCCCCGCGCGCACCGCATCGACCTGTACCGGCCGGTGGTGATCGACGGGCGGACGCTGTTCGTCAGGGTGAAGCTGACGGTGGCGTTTGTGGGCGGGGCCGCTTCGCAGACCTGACCCAGGCGCGCGGCTGTGGAGCGCGCGAGCACGGCAGCGCGCTGACCTACCGTTCGTCGGCTGGCGTTCGATTCCTCTCGATAGAGCGCAGAGAAGAGGACACATGCGAGGCCGGCTTTCTGCCTGCTTCCCGTACCCGCGTGGCCGCCAGTCGCGTAGGCAAAGTGGGCTGCAAGGCGCGGCCACTTCCGCCGCTCCCCGTCTCATCCGTGAGTGTTCGCATCGGGAGTCTCACCCTAGCGGCCGGTTCTGCATGTGCGCTCATCGCTGCAATCTAACCCTGCGTTGGAGCGGACAGCCCACGGCCGTCCTTGGTTGTTGAAGTGTTGAGCGGGCCGCCGCTCAACTCCACGTTAGGCGCTTGCCGCGAACTCGAACAGTGAGGCTTGTCCACGGTTGTCGTCCAGCGGTCGCGCCGGCTTCGGCATGTCTTCCGGCAGCAGTTGCAGCGCAATCAGCCCGCCCTTCGTCATGCCGCACGTCTTGAATCCTGCCCCCGCAGGTAGCAGCGTCCGGGGTCCCTCTTCTTGCGGGTCTTTGTCGCGTCCACGAACGTAATCATCCCGAGCGCGGGCGCCGGCCCGTACTCGTCCAACGTCGCGGCCACGGCCTCGCGGATGAGTTCGCTGCTCAGGTGCGCGCTCTCGTTCCTGAACGCGCTGCAAACCCATGCGCCAGCCCATGCGTGCCGCACGTACTCCGCGAACGGCCAGCTTGTGATCCAGAACGCATCAAGCTCGGCGGTCTTCAGCACCAGGCATCGGCCAGGGGGAGCGAACTGCGGGCTCCCGATCTTCTGCCGGTTGTAGTGGCGGTCAGCCAGCGGCACTACTTCCGCGTCCGCTCGGTGGCTCCTAATCCATCTCATGCCTACAGTCCTCTCGTTCAAACACGCGCCTAACAAGCCGGTCAAGGGCGACACGTCACGGCTTCGCCGCGCCGTGCGCCTCACCGGCAACGTTAGGCCCCATCAATCCCAACCGCGCTCAGGCAGCGGGCCTCTGGCATAGGCGGCTTCGTTCTGCCGTATCTCTTCCAAGTGCTTGAGCCAATCCGTGTCGCTCCAACCGACCGGTGTCGGTGG